ATATCATTATTCACTGTACTATTAGGAGTTGTAAGTTCATTGAGAATATATACTGACAACACACCATTACCTGGTGCGTTAGATGTGTAGTTCGTTGTTGAATAAATTTCAGTTACGGAGTCTTCACCGGGATTGGCGTGATCAAGAAGTGTGAATTCTTGTCCATTACCAATCTCAAGAGTGAAATCTTGCTCCTTACTGATATCAACAATACGCATATAATTTGTATTATACTCAACTGTACTAATGAAATTCGGCTCATAAACAAACTTCAACCTTCCCTTGTGAAACGAGGATGCGACGATCTGAAATCTAAATTTCATCGTTCCTGTCCAATATTTAAAAGGTATAGCTGCCATGGCACATGGTGGAAATAAATACGAATTTGGTGACAAACCTGTCTCAGCCCATGTTACTGGGGATACTCGTGTATTCCACAACAAAGTTTCAGGTGCAGATCCTATAGACCAAGAAAACTTGGTCAAATACGATTCGCGACTAGCAATATTTCTTATATTGAGTGGATCATCACCACTCAAACCCGCTACACGCGGGTCTATAGTCAATTCTTGCTTGTCATCAACAGTCAATTTTGCAGAAGTTTGAACCGTGTTGGTCGTGGCAAAAGAACCCGCATTGTAAGGTTTGTACGGTTCTGGCGCCTTGGTTATCACTGGCGCGCAGTAACCAAACATTTTGGCCACACCTCCTATAACATCAGCTGCTTTGGCAGTTGCCATCGCATATGGTGCAATTGCACTTATACCTGAAGCTGCTTTTGCTGCTTTAGATATAACTGACGCTGGTCCAGATATCATGCCTTTCATATTTGCCTCATCAGTCTCCACACCAGCTTGTGGTGTGTAATTTTGATTAGTCAATACAGACATAGATACATCTTCTGCCCAAGCAAACACACTTATAGTAACCACATCAGTGGCTCCATTCGCGTGTTTAAGATCGTTCAGTGAACGCAAATAACATTGACCCATTTCTTCCCAATCACGACTGGGAATATTAAGGTAGTTTTTGTGATAATAGAACGGTAATACCATTTCACCGCCCATTGAAGTGGTCGGATCTAAGTATACATGCGGTAATTGTGTCGTCTGAACTAAATCAGCTGGCACTAACGCCGAATGTGTGGACAAATCATCATACGTATCCAAAGGATTGTATGCTAATACTGCCCTACCATACTGAAAACCATTTCCGTTAATCACGATTTTCAAATGTAATTTGCATCGCAACAAATTGAAGTTCTGCAATCTAGCATTAACTCTGGCATTGCTAAAGTAATCCAACCAAGGGTTAAAATCTTGAGCCAATGCCAAACTAGTAGCCCATTCAAATTCTTGAATTTTAATAGGCCTTCGAAAGAAATTTTCCAAAGTTGCATCGTTGGAATCCTGCAACTTACGTGTTGAATCTATTTCCGAATCAACAACGTACATAGGAGCAGCCAACTGATCTTCAAATGCCACGTTCTCTGAAGCAATGTCAAGGGACGATTTCATCAATGATACTCCCTCCACACCAGACTGTGGATTAAAACCACCAAGTTTAACATATTGGATATCATCCTCATCACTATTTGGTGGTGTTTTAAGTAATTCCGCAACACGTTGCGAAATCCTATCATACTCTCTCACATTCCGGTCAAAAAGCCGTCTGAAAGTAGGAGATTTGTTCTTCTTGCTTGGCGGCTTGGGTGGTACACGCAAATCTTGCCGACCACTCTGCTTTTCAAACTGAACACTCTTCTCTTTCTTATTATTCGCAACATCCGTTGCTGTGATAGAAATCTCGTCTATCTCAAAAAGTCTAATTAAACATCTACTTTTACAATTACCGAGTGATTATTTACAACCATCATGAGTTTCACTCAAACTCATGTGGGTGTGATATTTCAATTCTTTGTTTCGAATTGCTTATGATGCGCAAAGCCTAAGTAAGATAGCAAATGTCACGTAAATCTATCTATACCTGGTATCCATATACGCAAAATAATTTTGCTGTCCAGATTTAAAACTGGATGGTGTTTTGTTCACCCAGACACCATACTGGGATGTACATTCATACCTCAATGAGAAATTGAACCGGTAAGTTCAATTCTTCCCATGAGATTGTATCACCAGTGTACAAAACCAATTCATAACCCTTGTACGTCAATAATAATCCACAATACCAAATATGTGGATTCATGATTGACAGTCCATTAACAAGACGTCGCAATTGATGTCTTCCAATGCGCCTGCTTTCAGAGTTGTGTGAGTGTTTAATTTCAAGTAAAACAAAGAAATTTTGTCCAGACACATTTTTCTGGAACAACATATCAATTTCGGCTATAGATGCATCAACTACATCACAATTTTCGGCCGTGCACTTGAATTTAATATCTCTCTTGGCAACATCGTACAGATTCGTCAAAATTTGTTTTTCAACACCAATCTGAGGTTGGAAGTCAATGATTTGCCGTTCAGGCTTTGGACCATCAGCATACTTCCACTTCCATTCAACGACTCTGTCATCATACGTGTCATCAAGAAGTGTGCACATATGGGCAATATTGCATTTTTGCGCTACTGCTTGCATTTGTGCACGCCTTCTTTCATACACATCTCGACCATGGTTGAACCACTCTCTCAATGCATTATCAATATTTTGCGCACATGCTTCGTGCGGTGTTAAAACACAGCCCTTTGGTCGCAAATAACAATGCAATGATTTGAAAATACTCTTATCGAGCAAAGCGCCAACGTTACACTTCAAATCTGGATGGTAAACGTTGAAACGCTTCAAAAATTCAAAGTCATTAATATTAAGATATGGAACCAATTCACTTTCTTTGTCAGGCATGGTGTACACTTGACCATATGATGCCAAAAATTCCGAAACACCCTTTATGTTGAACTTCGAATATTCAGGGGAAACGGAACCAATGTTGTCGTCACCATAAGTCATCATATGTGCAGCACTACGAAAATCTATACTTTCGTCATAGATAGTATAAAAATAATTTCGTAAATTCAAACTACCGCAAATTCCGTTAAGAATCACGGTAAGCGAATTGCCACTAATGTGTGTTCCACTTTGCAAACCAATCAAATCGCCATTAAAAGCGATTAACGAGTAAACTAAATCACCCGTCATTGCTTCCATGATATCACGATCTTCCTGCTTGTATCCCATAGATTTTGATATATCAATCAAAATCCGTAGGGCTGCCAATAAAAGTTGACTAGGCAATTTCTGATCATACTTTCCATAATCTCCACCAAGAATTCTATCTTCACCGAAATGTGTAGCATGCTGGTAAAATTCATCCCATTCAGGACCATGTGAATTAATACCTACTGCACATTCGGACAAAAGAGGATTCATTTGCAAGAATCTCAAAACTGGTAAATAATACTTCCGAACCAAAAATGTTAGCACAATAGAATTGCCATAAAAGATACGACATTTTTCCTTTTTGACAGGCAAAACTTCATCTTTCTTGCAAGCTTTTGCAACAATGAAGGCTCTTTCACCTTGTCTATACAATGTCTCAACGCGTCGTATTTCATCCATCACCTCTGGGACAAATTCCCTATTGTTGGGTTTGTCTTCAGTTGGTTCCAATTCAATTACGAACTTACGTTTTGTTCCTGTCAAAGGGTATCCCATAGATGTATTCAAATTGATAGAATCAATGAATTTACACCCTGGTTTACCACATAAATTAGTATGGTCATCAAGAGGCTGAGCTTGCCACATATCAGTCGCAGCTAATTTGCATAAAGGCCTCTTGTAATCAACAACAGACTTAGTCAACAAATCATGTGGGAAAGGGTCACCAGGCTCACTAGCGTTAGCCAGAGCCTTTTGCCACCCGTACCATTCCGGCTTCATTTTGGGAGCACCCCAGATGTTTTCAACTTCACAAATTTCGTGAACTGCATCTGAAATAGGTGTCCTGCGAACATCAGAGCGCGATGTTGTTTGACCTGGGCAACGCCCATAATATGAGAATTGAGAGCCCTCTGGCAAATATCTCATAGGGCTCTTCTCATGAGCCTCACCATCTTCAATGAGATGTTTGCCAAACATGTGTGGTGTGAAGATATTTCCTTTGCCAGAAATAATTACCCCTTCAATATCACGCAATTGATTTATAGCACCAACTGCTTGACTCTTGGTCAGGGTGCCAAAACACCCATAAGGCGTACCTTCCTTTCCACCAAGATGAAAACCAGTAATACAAGGCGTTTTAGTGGTTGCAATCAATGTTGCACCACACAAACCACCAAATGTATTTATTCCCAGGTTTATATATTCACCGCCAACAAATGTGCACACTCCATTTGATGTCTCACATATCTCGCTCATACCACGGGCTTCAACAAAATCACCCTCATATCTGCGCCAAAGCATAACAAATGGATGATTGGTTAGTTCGCCTATGGGCAAGTAAGGGAGCAAATCCCTAAACGATCCACCGTTGGGTGTGTAACAAAGACAAAAATCCGTGTTAGGGATTCTTACACTGCACTTTTCATGCAACTTTGTTTTAAATCTACCACCGATGGCATCGCCCTCATCCTTCCTACACTCCAATACCAATTCTCCGTTGATGGATTTTTGGAAATAATGACTTGGGATCATCATAACATTGGATGTGACCATCAGAACATTCGCCATCAAAGTTTGTTCATTTTGCGCTTTCACACTTGCATAAAACAAATTCTTTTTAACGACATTGGCCAATTCAGTGGGTGTCATGGTTTGGCAAACTTTATCAACGGGCAATGCTCTCTTAACCACCTTGGCCCACACGTCTTTTTGCCCATCACGTTGTTGGACTTCTTGAACAGTTTTGGGTTGAAGACTCGATTGAGCAGGTCGAATTTTCTTCCAAGCCTGATACACGCGATACACGGTATAAATGGCAGCAATTGTTGCACATGAATAACATAATGCTTTCGCATATTTATCGCGGGCATTCTTCACAATGACAGGCAAGGAATCGTTCCGTCTCTTCAATTCATCAATGAAATTCTTTTTGGTCATTGATTTAGACCATATTAATCCAAAGATGTAATAAAGAGATAAACAGCAAGCACCAAACCAAATATTAATAAACATCAAAGCAATGCACAACCAGAATACAGTTTTGCTGTATTCAAAAGTATTGTTTGCTACCACATCACCATAGTACCATTCCAAGAATTCTATGACTCTGGGATCTTCCAGGTAACATTCGGGTATAACGCATATCCAATCCCACGAATCCAAAAATTTTGTGGCTTTGGTGTACAATGCGTCAGTAATGGTGCGCTCAATTCGATTACCAAACGTGTCAACATCCTGACTAAATTTCTTCGTCGTCTTCTCAAACAAATGCTTGAGCGTAACAGCTGTCTTCAAACCAAACTGTTTATCGTAATCATCCTGTGTGTGAATGGGACACTTACCGCAAATGAATTTACAATCATTGATTCCACAACATTTCATTGTTGTTGTTCTACTTTTCATACCGTCCATCAAAGCTTGTTGATTTGTACGGTGGTCATTGTAATGATCAATGGCACATGATATGGCAACATGAGCTGGAACACGTTCCATCTTCATACCATTCCAAGTTATGGGCTGATAATCACCCGCAGATTTCAAATGCGATGGTCTAATTGCCTTTTCGACAGTGATATACCAAATATCATCAATGACATCAGGCTCATACACACCGTCTTTATTAGTATAAAACTCTCGAACTTTCGAAGAATCCACACCACATGGTCTGCCTTCACTATCTTTACGTTGAAATTCTTCTTTGCATTCAACAGTGAAAACCAAATCCATCCTACGTTGAACGGAATAAGGACAATTTGAATACGCGCGAGCATCAAGATCTTTAACATTAGTGGTAACCAAAACTAATTCCGGTTCCACAAAACATTTACCCTTAGCTTCAAGTTCAGCTTTGGGTGCGTAATACATTTGATTATTACAAAAATCAATAATTGCACGCGTGGGAGGTTTCTCAACGAAATCGGATTTTTCATTTCCCATATCATCAAATATAGCTACCAACTTGTCACTCGTCCAGTTGGAGAAGAACTTATCTCCTGGATTGAGGGCAGCGCGATACTGCTTATCAGTAGGTAGTGCAGCGCTCGTAAGCAATGCATCAATTAATTGATCACCAAATGTGGTTTTACCTTGACTACTTTCACCAAAA